CAGATCCGGGCTGCGGAACAGGTCCGTGAACGTCACCGCCACGCTGACCGCCTTCACCCCTTCCGCCTCCAGCGGCGCATCGGCCAGCCGCGCCCGCACCGCCGCGGCCACGGCCCGCGCCTCCTCCAGCCCCCTGAACCGACTGGCGCAGGTCAGGGTCAGCCGCTGCTCCACCCCGCCGCCGTCCGCATTCAGCGGCCGGCTCTCGCACCGCCCGATCACCAGATGCGGAAACTCCGCCCCCTGCGGCGGCTCGTCCCAGATCCGCGCCGGATCGCCCAGCAGCGCCTTCAACGCCCTGTCGCCGCCCAGGTGCGCGATCAGCGCCTTCGCCAGCGCCCCTTCATGATCCTTCATCGCGCCCGCTCCAGATTCAGCCGCACGCGGGCCGCCGCCTTCGGATCCGCCTCGACGCCCACGACGCCCCAGTCCGCCCCGCCGAAGCGGACCACCAGCCCCTCCTCCAGCCTCGGATCGGCCCGCACCGTGGCGCTCAGCGTCTCCACGCCGCGCGTCACGCCCGCGTCCGTCCGCTCGCGCCGCCGCCGCGCCCCCAGGCTCAGCCACAGCGACCCGGCCGGCTCATAGCTGACGCTCCGCCCGCCATAGGGCGTCTGCGCCTCCACCGGCCGCACCAGAGACGCCACCACCTTCATCGCGCCCGCGCTCACAGCCGCACCACGCGATGGGGCGCGATCCACCCCTCGATCGGCGCCGCGCTCATCTCGCCGTCGCCGCGCTCATAGGCGCGCATCACCAGCATCATCACCGCCAGCCGCAGCGGCGCCGGCGAGGTCGAGGTCAGGCTCAACCCGACTTCCCCCTCCACCCGCGCCCTGGCCGCGTCGATCAGCGTCTGGATCAGCCCGTCCTCCGCCTCATGCTCGACGCGCAGGAACAGCTTCGCCTCCGTGAGGCTCACGGGTGCGGTCATTCAGATCTCCTATATTCCTTTTCCTTCTCCTCTTGTGGGAGAAGGTGGGCGCCGCAGGCGCTCGGATGAGGGGAAGGGTTCAACAGACGACCGGCTGGACCAGAGCGCCCCGCCCCCGTCCCCCTCATCCGTCTCGCTCTGCGAGCCGCCTTCTCCCCCGCAGGGGAGAAGGAAGACCCGACGTCGGCCCCTTACGAGGCCGCGAACTTCATCAGCTTGATCGCGTCGAAGTTCTGCACCCCGCCGCCCACGCGCTTGGTCGTGTAGAACAGCACATAGGGCTTGGCCGAATAGGGATCGCGCAGCACCCGCACCCCCGCGCGGTCGACGATCAGATAGCCGCGCGAGAAGTCGCCGAACGCGATCGACAGGCTGTTGGCCGCCACATCCGGCATGGTCTCGATCTCGGTGACCGGATAGCCCAGCAAGCTGGCCGTCTCGCCCGGCCGCGTCGCCGGCGACCAGACATAGTTGCCGTCCGCATCCTTGAACTTGCGCACCGCCGAGACCGTGCGTCGGTTCATCACGAAACGCCCGTTCGGCCGATACTGAGCCTTGGGCGCATAGATCAGGTCGATCAGCTTGTCCGCCGGGTTGGTCGAGGCGAAACCGCCCGCCGCCCCCGACGCCACCGTGCCGATCTGCCCCCAGGTCTGCGTGCCTTCGCTCGCCGTCGCATAGGCCAGGAAGCCCTTGGGCTTGTTCACCCCGTCGCCGCTGACAAAGGCCGCCATCTCCTGCGCCGCGAAGGCGTCCTCGACCTCGGCCGCCAGCCATTCGTCCAGATCGATCAGCGCGTCGTCCAGCAGGCTCTGCGTCGCCGCCGGACAGGCGTAGAGATCGGCCGAGGAGAACTCCAGCAGCGCCAGCGTCGCCGGGTCCGTCTCCGGCCGCGCCGCCGTCTCGGCCACCCAGCCGGCCTGCACCCCCGCCGTCGACACCGGCTTTCTGAACACGCCCGAGCCGACGGTGCGCACCGTGGCGATCTCGCGCATCGGGCTGCCGGCCATCAGACGCCGCTCGATGGCCCGCTCCGTCTCCGGCGGCACGACATAGCCCGCCGAGTTCGACGCCGACGACAGCCCCGCCTTCAGCTCCAGACCATGCGACGCGCCCGACTTCATATAGCCGTCCCACGCCGATTTCTCCTCCCCATGGAATGGGGAGGGGGACCGCGAAGCGGTGGAGGGGCCGTCGGCCTCAAGCACAGGCCTGCGGCTCTCGCTCAGCACGCGATCCATGCGCGCCTGCGCCTGCGCCACGGCCTGATCGATGCGCGCCACCTTCTCCTCCAGCAGCGCATCGGCCGACGCCTTCTTCTCGATCTCGTCCAGACGGGCGTCGTTCGCCCCTTTGAACGCCTCGAACGCGGCCATCATCTCATGCATGGCGGCGCGCGCCTCGGGGTTGCCCGAGACGGTCTTGGTCTCTTTCATGATGTCTCCGATGTTAGAACCGCACGATGCGGTTACGCTGGAGACGCGGTTGCGACGCCGCGTCTCGATCTTGCTTCAGCAGGTCGCGCCACAGCCCTCGTTGCGCCTTCGCGCAGGCGTGTTAGCGTCCTCGTTCATGCAGGAAGAATTGATGCTCAAACTCGTCATAATCGCCCTGTCCGCCGCCCTTCTCCCGTCGTGCGCCACGCCGGAAACAGCCGCCATGCCTCCCCAACAGAACCGCCTCTCCGCCGACGCTTCCCTGCAGGCCCGTCTGTTCGAGACCCTGGGGGCGTGCGAGCGCTTCAATCGCGCCCCTTCGGGCGAACAGGGCTTCGCCGCCCATCTGCGCCGCCACGCCCCGACCGCCGACGAGACGGAACGCCGCGCGCTCCGGGCCGCCTATGACCGCGGCGCCAGCCCCGCCGTCGCCTCGCGCCAGACCCCTGAATCCTGCGCCATCGCCCTGCGCGGCCACGCCCAGGAGGCCCCCGGCCTGCACGGCCGCCGCGACGACCGCCCGCTGGCCTCGCCCGACTGACGCCGGATCAGCCCGCCGCCCCCCGCGCCTGAAACCGCGCGCCCGGCAGCATCGGAAACGTCACCAGCGACACCTCCCACAGCTCCGCCGCGCTCAGCACCCTAAGCCGCCCGTCGCGCCGCGCCTTCGTCGCCCGAAAGCCGATCGACAGGCCGTCCAGCGCCCCGGCGCGCGTCAGGGCGGCGGCGTAGCGGGCCTCGGCGGACCAGTCCTCGATCCGCCCCTCGACCCACAGGCCCTGCTCGTCCTCGACCATCCGGTCCCAGACGCCGACCACGGCGCGGCTCTCATGCTGGTGCAGCATCCGCACCCCGCCCGCGCCGGTCTTGGCCAGGCTGTCGGCGAAGACGCCGCGCGCCGTCACGTCCCCGTTCAGATCCGCCACGCCCCAAAGGGAGGCGTAGCCGGCGATCGCCAGGCCCGCCGTTGTTCGGCCTATCGCCGCCATCATTTCTCCTCCAGCCGCCGCTCGATCCGCTCGACCGCGGCGCGCGTCGCTTCGCCCTGCGCCTCCAGCCGCGCCAGCCGCTCGGCGACCAGCCTCTGCTCGTCCACGCGCTGCTCCAGGGTGGCGATCCGCGCCGCCGCCCCGCCGGCCCACACCAGTCCGCCGACGGTCTGCACCAGCAAGGCCGCCATTAGGGCGTCAGGCATCTTCCTCATCGCTTCCATCACTCCCCCACCCCCGCCATCCGGCGCCGCTCGTCCTCGGTCAGGAAGCTCGCGGCATTCAGCCGCGCCCACAGCGCGTCACGCTCGACCTGCAGGGCCGGAACCGCATCCAGGTCCGGCTCGATCCGGCAGTCGACGAAGCGGCTCCCCAGCCAGCCCGTCATCGCTCCGGCCGCCTTCCGCACCAGCGGGATCACCGTCCCGCGCCAGAAGGCCGCGTTAGCCTCGCGATAGTTGGCGTAGGTCGCATCCCCCGGGATACCCAGCAGCTGCGGCGGCACGCCGAAGGCCAGGGCGATCTCCCGCGCCGCCGCGTGCTTGCCGGCGATGAAGTCCATGTCGTGCGGCGTCAGGCTCATCGGCTTCCAGTCCAGCCCGCCTTCCAGCAGCAGCGGCCGCCCGGCGTTGCGCGCCCCGGCGTGGGCCTCCCCCAGCTCCGCCTTCAGCGCCTCGAACTGATCCGCCGTCAGCCGCTCGCCGTCCCTGGCGCCATAGACCAGCGCCCCCGACGGCCGCGCCGCATTGTCCAACAGCGCCTTGTTCCAGGCGCCCGAGGCGTTGTGCACGTCGATGGCGAAGGCCGCCGCCTCCAGCGGTGAAAACCCGTAATGATCGTCCGTCGGATGAAACAGCTTCAGATGCATGACCGGCGACCAGCCGTCGCCGTGCCGCCCGATCCGCACCGCGCGCCCGCCGACCGCATACTCATAGGCTTCCGGCCAGCCCGCCCGCCCCGGGACCACCTTCACCCGGTCGGGCCGCAGCGCCCATAACTCGTCCGGCGCCCCGTCCCCGTCCGCGTCGCCTGTCGCCTCGACATAGGCGTTGCCCGCCGTCTGCAGCGCGCCGTACAGCGCCTCCATCAACTCCCCGCCCGACTGCTCGGGATTGGGTTTGTCGATCAGCCGCGCCAACGGATGGTCCGCGCTGCGCACGCCCCCGACCATCACCATCAGCGGCGTCGAGGCCGCCGCCTCCGCGATCATCCGCACGCAGCGATAGGCCACGGCGTTCTTGCCGAACCCCTCGTCCGCCAGGTGCGCATAATCGCGCGGCGTCCATCGCGCGCGGCCCGCCCCGGTCAGGGCGATCAGCGGCCCGGTGCGCGATGTCTTTTCCTCATAGGCCGGCTCCGCTGCGCGCCTCTGCAATCGCCACCATCCCATTCTCAACCTCCAGACAGCAAAAGGCCCCGATCCTTCTCAGACCGGGGCCGCGCTCGACCTCATTATGTCGGAAGCGGTTTAACCCGCTGCAGTCCTACGCCGCTGCAACACGACCGCTGCTCCCCCAGCCATCGCCAGCGCCATCAGGATCATCGCCCACTCCGTCATCGTCGGAATGGCCGCAGGCGCCGCCTGACCGAACTCGGCACGGAAGCGGGCGTCCTTGTTCGGGAAGAGCAATGGCGAATTGAAATAGACCTGCAGCCAGAACCCATCAGCATAACTGCCCGGGTCGACCACCTCGATCTTGCCGTCGCCGCTCACGACTTCCAGCGCCAGCATATATTGTTGGCCCGCGACGACCGGCGCGTCGAAGTCAAACGTGACGGCCTTCGCCGTCGTCCCCGACAAGGTCTGGTCCGGCCCCGTCTCAATCACCTGATCGGCATAGCGATCCGAGACGGAATCATAGCCCCGGACCGCCGGCCGCACCGTCACACCGCTCGCGCCCGGCTCGATCCAATAGGTGAACCGCTTCACACGATCATAGCCTGCGGGCGCGGTAACCACCTGCCCGATGCGATCGGGGTTATTATCGACCAGGGTCGTCATGGTCCCCGCCACGTCATGCTCGACCCGCTGAGCCAAGGCGCTTCCCGCTGTCGCCCAGAGCCCCATCGCCACTAAGACCGCGACCAAGCTCATCCGTATCTTCTGCAGCACCATGATCTCTTTTCGTTGTTCGAAAGACTCCCGAATGACCTACGTTCTTTAACAAGCTTTGCCATTCGAATTTTACATTTCAAAGCGCTCACAACGCCCGCAGCCTCGGCTGCGTCTTTCCGGCCAGCAGCAGATGCGTCAGCCCCCACACCAGGGCGTCCGCCCGGTCCGGGCTCTTGGCGCCCGGCGCCTCGCTCCCCAGCACCATCATCTCTTCCTCCAGCGCCGCGAACGCCCCGCAGTGGACCACGCGCCCCTGTTCGTAGAGCGCCGCCACCGGCTCGGCCCGCGCCTTCTTGGACCGGCTGGCGTGAACCAGCTTCACCTGCGCCGGACAGTCCG